TCAAAAAGGTGCTACTGGTGCTGTCGGTGCTCAAGGAGCTACTGGATCCGATGGTCCAACAGGACCTCAAGGTGTTCAGGGTGCCACTGGATCCGATGGTCCAACAGGACCTCAAGGTGTTCAGGGTGCCACTGGATCCGGACCTCAAGGTGCTCAAGGAAAACAAGGTGCCACTGGATCCGGACCTCAAGGTGCTCAAGGAAGACAAGGTGCAACCGGTGCTCAAGGTGTTCAGGGTGCCACTGGATCCGGACCTCAAGGTGCTCAAGGTGTTCAGGGAGCTACTGGATCCGGACCTCAAGGTGCTCAGGGAAGACAAGGTGCAACCGGTGCTCAAGGTGTTCAGGGTGCCACTGGATCCGGACCTCAAGGTGCTCAAGGAAAACAAGGTGCCACTGGATCCGGACCTCAAGGTGCTCAGGGAAGACAAGGTGCAACCGGTGCTCAAGGTGCAACCGGTGCTCAAGGTGCAGCCGGTGCTCAAGGTGCAGTCGGTGCTCAAGGTGCAGTCGGTGCTCAAGGTGCAGTCGGTGCTCAAGGTGCAGCCGGTGCTCAAGGTGCTCAAGGAAGACAAGGTGCTGTCGGTGCTCAAGGTGCAACCGGTGCTCAGGGAGCTACTGGATCCGGACCTCAAGGTGCTCAAGGTGTTCAGGGAGCTACTGGATCCGGACCTCAAGGTGCTCAAGGTGTTCAGGGAGCTGCTGGTAGTGCTAATGCTTTGCCTCTATCTGGAGGTACACTGACCGGATCATTCCAGATAGGATCGAATGCACAACCAGGAGTTGGAAACCAAAGTTCTGGACATGCTTTACTAGATACTGGTCAGCAAGCCAGTAGTACAACAGATGCAATTACTGCTTACTTTAATAGGAACACTATCGGTACCGTGATAAGACTTAGTTATCGAGGTAGTGAAATGGGTAGAATTCAAGTCAATGCTAGTCGTGCTTTTTATCAAACTACTTCTGACTATCGATTAAAAACCAATGTAACTCCTATGACAGGAAGTTTTGAAAGAATTAAACGACTTAATCCTTGTACTTTCAATTGGATAAGAACAGGAGAATTGGATGAAGGATTTCTTGCCCATGAAGTTCAATCAGTGATACCTAATGCTACTACTGGAGTGAAAGATCAAATAGCAACTCAAAAAGATGTTGATGATGGTGAAGCAGATATTGTAGGTAATCCAATGTATCAATCAGTTGATTATTCAAATCTTACTCCTCTTTTGACTGCCGCAATGAAGGATGTAATTGAAAGAATTGAATCCCTTACTGCTAGAATTGAAGCTTTAGAAAATTGAGATTAAAATCTGAGTAATTTAATTTGTAAATCTAAATACTCTAACTTAATTGTTGTGTTTTAATGGAATATCAAGTATAATAAATTTATGATTATATGATTTACTCTAAAATTAAAAATTTTGAAACTTATTGAAGAAAAAATAAAATTATGAGTTCTATTAATATTGATTTAGAATATAATTCATCTTGGATATGGTTACAGGAAAATTATAGTAAAGAACATTTAGAAAATATAGAAAATATAGAAAATACCAATCATCCAAAAATTTGTATGATTGGTATGTTTAAAAATGAATCAAAAGGCATTCTTAGAATGCTAGAATCTACTTGGAAATATATTGATTTTTATGTATTTCAAGATAATGGATCTACGGATGGTACACCAGATATTGTAGAAGAATTTTTTTCTGATAAAAATATTCCAGGATTTATTTACAAAGTAGAAGAGGGTTGGATTGGATTTGGTTGGAATAGAGACCATTTATTACAAAAAACTCTTCAAACTAATCACGGATGTGATTGGATTATGAAAATGGATTGTGATGAATATCTAGAAGTTGATGATGACTTTGATTGGTCTTATTTTAATAATACAGATATTGAAAGTTTTCATGTTGCCGCACTCAGTCCTGGTTGCATTTATTATCGTGCTTGGATTTGGAATGCAAAACTACCATGGCACTTCCAACATGATCCTGCTCATGAAATCATTTACCTAGAAGAGAGAGGTGAAGACTTTGAAAGATTTGATCTCCCTCATAGTTTTAGAATGATTGGAACTAATGATGGAGAAAGTTATACTATAAGAACTAAGTACATCACAGATGCTTTAAAACTTGAAGAAAAAATGATTCGTGAGGAAACAATGTTCACGGATACTTATCATTTTTGGTACATTGCAAAATCATATCAAGATTGTTATCATGGAGATTTCTATCCGCTAGGTAAATCACATTCTGAAGAATTTGCACGAAGATTTATTTTTTATTTTGAGGAATACTTAAAGTTTATAAATGCATCCAGTATCCATGAGATGTCATATTTTTCTGCATTTTCTATTGGTATTGGATACAAATTTCTTGGAGAAATTAATAAAGCAATTGAGTGGTTTAAAAAATCTGAAAAATATTGTCCAGTAAGAAATGAACATATTGTTTGTCTGGCAGAGACTTATTATGAACTTGGTCAGTACGAAAAAATGTTGGAACAAACTTCTATTTTGATTGATCCAAATAGAAAACTTCCTTTTCCTAAACACTCTTTTTTAATCAATACATATGCTTATCAAGATAGTAGCACTTACCCACAAGAACTTCATAATAATGCTTTATCAAAAGTAAACACTGCAGAAAAAACAATTAATTCATTCTCAGTTAATATAACAACAAAACCAAGACTTTGGATTGTTGATGACTTTTATGATGATCCTTATGCAATCAGAAATTTTGTTCTTCAACAAGAATTTGAAGAAAATATTAAGTATTATAAAGGTAATCGATCAAAAATGCAATATATTGTTCCAGGAACAAAAGAAGCATTTGAAAAAATTATAGGTAGGAAAATTACTAACTGGACTGAGACTCATGGAATGTGTGGTAGATTTCAATATTGCACGGCAAAAGATGATCTTGTTTATCATTGTGATGGACAAACTCTAGCTGGAATGATTTACTTAACACCTGACGCACCATTTTCGTGTGGAACTTCACTCTTTGCACATAAAAAAAGTGGACTAAGAAATGAAAATGATTTTGGAGATGTTAATGTATTTGATGAGACGGGTTTTCATGATAGAACTAAATTTGACCTTGTTGATACTGCAGGTAATGTTTTTAATCGTCTTGTACTATTTGATGCAAAATGTATTCATTCTGCTAATGAATACTTTGGAACTGAACTAACTAATAGCAGATTATTCCATTTATTTTTCTTTGATTGAAATGAAATTTAGTTTAATTACACCATCTCATCGTTATCAAACATATTTCAATGAACTTTATGAGAGTATTGCATTACAAACATATTCTAACTGGGAGTGGATTGTTTATCTCAATGGGGAATTTAAAAAAGAACAACTTTCTGAAGAAATTTTAAATGATGAACGAGTTAAAATTTTTGAAGTGTACGATGGAAATACAAATATTGGTTATGTAAAGAATAAAGCATTTTTTCTAGGCACTGGAGATATTCTGGTAGAAATTGATCATGATGATATTTTACTTCCAAATTGTTTGGAAAGATTGAAAAAGGCATTTGAAGAAAATCCGGACTGTGGATTTGCATATTCTGATAATGCGATTTATCACATGAAAGATGAGTTTGTCCCTTATAATTCAGTGTATGGATGGACTCATTTTGAACATAATTGGAATGAAAAGAAATTGATTGCAATGAATTCTTTCCCTCCATCAAGTCATTCAGTTTCTTATATTTGGTATGCACCTGATCATGTTCGTGCATGGAGAAAAGAAGTTTATGAAAAAATTGGTGGTCATAATGTTAATTTATCAATTTGTGATGATCATGAGTTAATGATTCGTACCTATCTTGAGACTAAGTACTATCACATTCCAGAAGTTCTTTATGTGTATCGAATCACTGGAGATAATAGTTGGTTAGAAAGATGTGATGAGATTCAGATTAAAACAAAAGAACTTCACAATCAGTATGCACAACTTTTGGCAGAGAGGGATGCAGAACTGAAAGGTCTTTTGAAGGTTGATATTGGTGGTGGTCTATTTCCAAAACCAGGATACCTAACAATTGATCAAAAGGGTGCTGATATTACTTGTAATCTAGATGAAGGTATTCCTTTACCTGACAATAGTGTTGGAGTTATCAATGCTTCTCATGTGATTGAACATCTTAAAGATCCAATTAAGACGATGAGTGAAATACATCGTGTTCTAGTGCATGGTGGATGGGCATTTATCGAAGTTCCCTCTACTGATGGTAGAGGTGCATGGCAAGATCCAACTCATGTTTCATTCTGGAATGAAAATTCTTTTTGGTATTATACTAAACAATCTAAGGCACAATTTATTCGCAATACAAACATCAAGTTTTCATGTTTAAGATTAGAAACAAATTGGTGGGATGATAATATTGCAGTTGTTAATACCCATCTTGTTGCAGTTAAAGAAGGTGTAAGATATCCAGGTCCTATTGAAATGTAATCATTGCATTTTAATAAAATATCAAGTATAATATAAAATACTAGATTTAATTACTGTGACTTATATCATTTATTCCAAAACTAATTGTCCTTATTGCACAAAGGTAAAGAGTGTGTTAGAATTGACAAAGCAAAGACATGTGGTCTATGTTTTGGATAGAGATTTTACACGAGAAGAGTTCTATCAAAAATTTGGTGTAGGATCTACCTTTCCGCAAGTTGTTTGCGATGATAAAAATTTAGGAGGTTGCGTTGACACTATCAAATTCCTCAGAGAACAACG